TTATTTTCCTCTTGATATTTGTTCAATTTCTATTCTTCTCGGAATTGCATATATTATATTATCAATAGTTGATACAGTTCCTAATATAAATTTTGCATGATTTTCTAATGTTTCTCTTTGTTGTAAAATTTCATGTAAATCTACTAAAATTCTATTATGTTTAGTTGATTCATTAGGATATCTTACTTGAATTTTATTTGTATAGTAATCATGACGTTCATCATAAGATTTTCTATATGTTTTATTTATCCCTATTAATAAAGATATTAAATAATGATAATATTCTAATGCTCTTTGTCTTTCAGTATAAAGAGTAATCATAAGATTAGGTATTTCTAAAATTTTTCCTAATTTTACTCCCATATCTGTTATCTTTTTAGACCATTCTATACGTTCATTAGAGAATCTTTCCTCTAAAATTTCAAAAGATGATTTTACATTTGGATGAATAATATCATTTTCCATATTTAAAATAGTTTAGTAGAAGTATCAAATACTTTCTTTTTATGATTTATTATTTTTATATTATCTTTATTTATATTAGTTTTAATATTTACATCTATATTTAGATTTAATTCTTTAATATCTTCTTGTTCTTCAAACATAAATATTAAATTTTCGGGGTTTAAATTAGCTTTTTTCATATATCAATTATATCTAATTCGTTATCAGAAAAATAATCATTAAAATTAGGTGTAGGAATATTATTTTTATTTAAATAAATTAAAACATCATTTAAATCCCATTTATTTCTATTTGGTAATTCTAAATCTGTTTTTAATTTTGTCCAAAGAAATACTTCTTCACCTTCATTAATTTTTTCTATTGATTTTTTTCTACCGGTTTTATCATCATCATAAAAATATCGTACATTTATATCTATAGGTAATGCTTTATTTGCACCTGTATTTGCTATTGAATTTTTAAATAAAAATGCATCAAATGGACCCTCAAACAAAGTAATAGGTTTTGCATAATTAATATAAAATATATTAAAAATTGTTGATATAATATCTATTTCTTCTACAAATTTATCAACAGGTTTATTTAATATTTCATATATTTTAGAAAATTTATATGTTTTGTATTTATTAACCCCACTAAATAATCTTTTTTGTAATCCTATAATTTTTCCTGAAGGTGTTAAATTTAAAATTACAAGATAATTAAATTTAGGATTATACATAAATTTTTGATCATCATATTGTAATCTTGCTTTTAACCATGGCCAAACATTTGAATTTTTTACTTCAATTAAACCAAAAGTTTTAAGAAATTCTTGTCTATCTAAAGCATATTTATCTATTAATTCTATGTCTAAAAAAGATGACATATCATATTTTTCATCATTATAATATGAAAAATTATTTATATTTTCTGTAATATAATTTATAACACTTAAATCTAATGTTACTTTAAAATCAGAAAAAAACTTATCTACTCTTTTAAATTCATCACAATTATGACATTTAAAAAAATTTTTAAATTTACCTTGTATAATAATATTTCCTCTTTTTTTATGATCACTTTTCATACTATCGCCACAATACGGACATGCAAAAGATATTCTATCTTTATAAACTCTTATATCTTTTTTTCCATAATTATCTTTAAATCTATTATTTAATATAGGTTGTAATAAAGACACTAAGTTAGATATGTAATCATTAGAAGAAATTGTATTATCAATAGAAGAAAGAGATGAATCAAAACTCATCTCTTTCTTAAAATCTAAATTATTTAACATCTATTAAAGATTTTTTAATGCATCATCTAAATTTCCTGATATACCATTAAAATTACTAATATTTAAATCTGGAAGATCTAAACTTGGAATTCCACTTCCTCCATCAAATTGTATATCATCTATTGATAATTCTTGAGTTGAAATTCCTGAAGTTGGTGTAGAATTAATCGGTACATCTTTACTAAAAGATATATTATTTACATTATTTACATTATTTCTAACATTTGCATAATTATTAGATGCAATAGGTGAACCAGATACAGCTGTAATTACTTGATTTACATAATTATAAATTTCTTGATTCCATTCTTTATAACCATATATTGAAAGATCTGGAGAATTTTCCTTCAAGAAGTTTAATACAACTTCTCTTGGAGTATTTTGATCTATAGGAGTTAATTTATTATTAACTGAAATTAATAAAGGTATTTTTTGATCAAGAAATTTAGATTGATCATAATTGTTATAACCAGAAACTTTTGTAATATTTAATAAAAAGGCTTTTCCGTCTAATAAATCAAAAGCTTCATGTGCTTCACCTATAATAGGTTTCTTTTCAGCTTCATATTTATCAAAAACTTTTTTACCAAAAGTCCAAGTTAAAAGTTTTCCTTCAAGTTCTTTATTTTGTTCATCTTTAATAACTTGAATAATTGCTGTGTATTGACGTTTTCTACTGAAAATATCCTTCTTTTTTTGTTCTTGTACAGATTCAGAATTTTTAAATTTAAAATACATATCCTGTAAAGGAGAAGGTTTTCCAACAGTTGTTGGACAATCAATAGATCTTCCACGATTTGTAACAGGATCAACTAACCAACATGTCCACTTTTCTGAATATGAATGTTGTGGATCTTGCCACCAAGATACAAAACGTATTATTGATTGATAAATTCCATTTTTTCCTTTATCTGCGGATGGAGAATACTCTAAAGGATTTGAATTTTTTGGTGTAGAGATTTCTACTTTTGGATGAAATAATGCATCCATGTCATAATTTTCTGCCATAGTTTTTAAGAATTTTAGTTTAAAAGATTTAAGTTTTTAAGTAATAAGTTTTAAAGCGCTTTAAATTAAGTTGTTACTTATATTATATATTCACAAAAAGAGCGAAAGTTTTGACTTTTCGCTCTTTTAAATGTTAAATATTTATTAAAATAATTAAATTATTTAGACCAGCCTTTACTAATATCTGAAGAAAAATTAGCAAAACTAAAATTATTTCTATTTATTAATTTAATTATATTTCCAGTTATATCAGAAATAACAAATCCTTCATCTTTAGTAGGTATAAATGTTATATTATCAGTAGTTAAGTATGTTTCAAATATTCCATTATTATTTAATTTTTCAATAAACATATGTTTAAGTTTAGTAATTTCTTGCATAATTTCAACAATATTACATATTGAATCATTATACTCGATTTTATCTAAAATTAATTGTTTTTTTTCAATAATTAGATTTTTTCCTTTTTCAGTTTTTCTTGAATCGATTTCTTTTTGTAATTTATTATCTATATAATTCATAAATTCTTCTAAATAATCAATAAAATTATTTATTTTAATGTTATGTATTATTATATAATTTTGAAATGTTATCAAATAATTAATTAATTCTTTATCTAATAATAAATTTTTATAATTATTATTTAAATCAAGTTTAAAATATTTAATTTCAATATCTAATAATAAATTCATAAATTCTAAAGCTTCTTTTCTTGTTATTATATTTAAATCTTTTAACATTGTTATTGAAGGTTCAAACATAAATACTTTATCAATAAAATTAAGATCATTAATATTAATATTATATAAAGCATATATATCTGATAAAGATGTTCCTTTATATTTAGTATGCCATACAATTCCTATATCTGATTTAGATATTTTTTCTCCTATATCAGAATCTTTTAATATTTTATAAATAATAGTATTAGGATGAAATGAATATTTTAAACCTTCATCTATTAAAGTATCTTTATCAAATAAAAAATCACCCTGCCATATTTCACCTTTCGGAAAGTTTAATTCTGGTACATACTTTAAAAGTAATTTTAATTTAATTGCCAAATCTTTTTGTGTTCCATAATATTTTTCTATATCATCTTCATTATATAAAATTTTTGGATTTTTGGCAAATATAGATTTTATTGCTATACCATAAGATTTAAATCCTGGAAATTCTGACCAAGCAAAAACTGCAGGTGACCCGTCATATTTAACAGAAATATTTATGTTAACAGTTTCATCATCTAATTTTAATCTTATATATAATTGTTTAAACATATTAATTAATAGTTTTAAACCATTTTCACCACCAAGAAAAACTAAATCCTCAGCATGAATCATATGTTTATTAATATTAGGAGTAATTGTTTGCATCATTTTATTTTTAAAATTAAATAATAACATTTTTAATTATATTCCAAATGTTTAGTATAATATTATTATCATAACCTGGATAATTACTTTTAAAATTATTATAATCATTATTAAGTACATCATTTCTTAATATAGTAGATGAAATGGATTGATTATTTTTATCATCTGTTCTATTTTTATAAATTAAAGGTGTTACATTTATTGGAAGTAATATAATATTTACCCCATCTGGTTTTGCATATTTTTTATCTGAAAAATTGGTAAAGAATTTTAATACCTTTTTATAATCATCTTCTTTTTCTGATGCAGCCATTGCATAAGTTCCAGGTTTTGCTGTTTCTATAAATTTATAACATGATGTAACAGGAGTTGGCCAATTTACAACTTCTATTGATATATTATTATAAAGAGATAAAAGTTCTTCAGCTATTTGTAATGAAATATTTTGTGTTATTCCATTTCTAATACCTGGGCCAATAAGAACTTTTATCTCTTTAACATTAGGATGTTCTATATATCTTTTAATTAATTCAATATGACCTATATGCATAGGTTTAAATCCACCTGGAAATAATATAGTAACTTCTCTTTTCATTTTATTATAATTTATACAAATATAATAAATAAAGTAATGCGATGTACTATTTTAATTATATTAAACACAATTTAATCTACACCTATATAATGATAACCTCATTTAATTAATTTAATATAAGCTTCTTCTTTAGAATCTATTTCAAAATCAAAATCATTACCTATACCATAAACAGTGCCATCTTTTTTATAAAGTTTTAATTATTT